AAGGACGTAGACGAATACTATTACACCGTTTACTGCCTGGGCGAGCCTGGTGTACTTGGCAAAACAATCTTCCCGGCCAAGATCGTCAGCGAGCGAATAGCATACCTGCGAAACAAAAAGCCCTTAAAACGGGGCTTTTTTGCGTATGAGTATGAAGATGAGAAAATAGTGGACAGCTCCATTAAATGGGTAGACGACTGGGAAACCGGATATATCGCAATATATCAAGAACCAAAACGGGGCTACCCTTATGTGATTGGGGGGGATACTGCCGGGGATGGCTCAGATAATTTTACCGGCCAGGTGCTAAACAATGTTACTGGAAACCAAGCAGCAGTCCTAAAACACCAATTCGACGAGGACTTATACACTCGGCAAATGTATTGCCTAGGTAACTATTACAACCAGGCATTAGAGGCCGTAGAAACCAATTTCAGCACATTCCCGGTGAAAGAACTGCAAAGGCTGGGCTATTACCACCAGTTCAAGCGAGAGGCCATAGACGAGATTAGCAAGAAGCGGTATCACAAGTATGGTTTCCAGACCACTAAATTGAGCAGGCCGCTTATAATTGCTGGACTGGTGCAGGTAGTCAGGGAGCACCCGGAACTGTTTCAGGACATTGCTACCTTAGAAGAAATGCTTACCTTTGTACGCAACGAGAAAGGGAGGGCGGAGGCACAGGAGGGCAAGCACGACGATTTAATCATGGGCTTGGCTATAGCGCATTATGCGAGGGGGCAGGAAATAGAGAGTCCGCCGGTGGAAAAGATAGCATTGCCCGAAACATTGCCCCCCGACTTGCGTCGGGATTTAGAGGCCGACCCGGCAGCTTTGGCCCACTGGCTGAGCCAGCATAAGAAATATAACTAGAGCCAGCAACCCAGCACCCTTCGTGGGTGCTTTTTAAATGCCTGAAAGTAGGTGATTTCTTGAGACTACCCAGTATAACCAAGGCGGTGAAGC